GGTATATCGTTCAATTCATTTACAGGTCCTTCTGGAATACATACATCTAACGGTAAGTTAATAGCGGTAGCGGATCCACAAGATGGTGGTAATAAAGGTAGAATTAGATTTTATGATTTTCCTTTAACCCAGATTATAGAAGGTAATACACTTGCAAGTGGGTATATTGCTGCAGATAGTTTACGTATAGGTTCAAATGATAATGCTGTAAATGATAACGTACCCAAAAGAATATCATTTGGTGGTACATACCAAGATAATGAATATCATATGACAGAAATTGAAAATAGAAGTTTTTTTTATGACGAATTAAATACTGATGTAGATTTACAAGGTAATTCAGAACTCGTTTTTATGAAAAAGAGTACTGGTGATATGTGTGATATGATTCGTATGAAAGCTAATGAATTTAGGATAGATAATTACATAATAGGTGATGGTGATTACGATCATACTCCAAGATTGACAATGGACAATGTTGGTAATTTCAAATTAAACGCTGAAATGGTTTATAATAGTGAAAGGGGTCAGGCTGATATAAAGGCACTTTTAGATATTGAAGGTGATTGTTTTACGCGAAGACGTCTCAATGCAGGTTTGTCCACTGGAAATGATACTCTTGGTACTAATAAATATCCATTTAATATTTTATACGATACGAGAACTTCAGTTGTTAAAAACAATAACAATGCAACAGGTTTAGTATCAAATGTAAACGTCTGGAATAGGGGTGTCGGGGGGCAGTCAACGCGTTGGAATACAAATGGGCCAATATCGGGTACAATAAATTATCACGCAACAGAAGGTGCTATTAGTTTAAACAGTACCAGTAGTTATTCTGAAAATACTGGACAAGATGGTACAATATTCGCAACGACGAGAAATGGCGACGGGTCGGTGAAAGATCCTGGGGGATTTAAAATATCGTTTTGGATTAAACTTCAAAATACACATAGTACATATTCGACAAAAACACTTGTTGGTGTGGGTACATTAGCTACATCCGGTGTCACGGGTTGTAGAGTTCAAATAACAAATGATAGAATTCAAATGAATTTTGGACAATATCAAATTCATCCATCTTCGACTTATACGTTCGAGACTGATATATGGTATCATATATGGGTAGAAAGTGACCCAGTTGCTGATGCAGGTACAGCACATTCTACAATAAAAATAAATAACGTTTCATTAGGTTTATCTTCGACTGGTACAGTTGCTGACAAGGGAAGTAATTATGATAAAAAATTTTACATTGGTTCGAGTATATCAGGTGATAGTGTAACAGATATATACATAGGTAATATTGCATTTTATCCTAACAGAATTGCGGTATATTACGGAAGTCCTGAAAACCCCACTTCTACAGATATGTATAATTGGGCACCACCAGAACAGAAATTGGCGGTTGGTGGACAGGCGTATATACAAACTAGATTGGGTGTAAATAAATTTTCACCTGCTTACGAAATAGATGTAGATGGTACGATTTCGTCGTCAAACGTTGTATTAGCCGGGGGGCCCTCCGTAGAAAGTACACCATCTTATTTTTATGTTATAGTGCAGAATAGTAAGTTTGGAATAAACGGTACTCAACAACCGACACTAACGCTATACCGGGGTGTTACCTATAGATTCGATCAATCTAATGGTACGAATGGATCTCACCCTTTTAGAATATCAACCACGGCTGAAGGTGGAGATGCACCGGGAACATCATATAACGGTTCAAACGGGTCCTCTGGGTCGTATCGACAATACATCGTACCTTTAGATGCACCCGATACCATGTATTATAATTGTTCGAGTCACTCGGGTATGGGTGGTACTTTAAAAATTCTATCGGGAATTGTTACTACGAGCGGCGTAGCATCCTCAAACGTGTTTGTCAATAATCATATGGGAATAGGTATACAGACTCCAAAAGGTCCTTTACACATTTACGAATCGACGGGATCGAGTCACGCAGTAAATACCGGTACACTTATTTTAGAACACGGTGATTCGGGTGGTTCGTCGTGTATTATGTTTCCAAGTAAAATAAATAACGGTTCGGATTACGGGTACATACAATATGAAGATTCGACGAGTGGTTCGAACGAAAAAGGTCGACTTATAATTGGAATACAAAATGATGGTTCAGGTTCAAATACAGATAATATCATATTAAGTCCATCTGAGAATGTTGGTATAGCTACAGATACACCAACGCAAGCAAAACTTGTCGTGTTGGGAGCGGGTATTTCGACAAATATAGGTTCATATGGACTTTTAAACTCTTCGGCGGGAACAGACACAGTCGGTAGTACGGAGTATTCCGGTGAATATTATTCTATACATACATCTCATAGAATTGCATGCTCAGAGATTAATTCGTATTCTGATAGTCGAATAAAAAAGAATGTGGTTGATATAAACGATAGTTCTGCACTCGACAAAATCCGTCTTCTCGAACCCAAAATATACAATTATATAGATGAAAAACAGAGAGGAACGAGTAACGTGTACGGTTTCATTGCCCAGGAAGTCGCAAACGTTTTACCGTGCGCGGTTACGGTATGTCAAGGTGATATTCCAAATATACTTACGAACTCAAACGTAAGTGTTACGAGTGATAGTAACGTACTCGAACTTCGTTTAGATACCACGGTTGAAGGTTTAACTTTATCAAATACGTCAAACATAAACATTACAACGGATAAAAATAAATACCTCACCGTACCCGTACTCACATTTTCAGGAAGTAATGTCATAACAATACAAAATAGTGATACATTTACTAACGTTACTGGTGCATATATACACGGTGAACATATTCAGGACTTTAACAATTTAAATAAAGATGTTATATGGGCAGTTTCAACTGCGGCTTTACAGGAAGTAGATAGACAATTACAGGCCGAAAAGACGAAAGTCGCTGATCTATTAGCGCGTGTTACAGCGCTCGAAAACAACTAATTTTTTTACCATTCTGGAAAATGTCAAAATGGTAGAAAGTTTATTTACTTTCGTGATGGGAGTGTGTCCATGATTGCTAAGGCGATAACACCCGCAATAAAGAACAAAACAACATAATTACACTCCGTATCTTCTCCTCTACCAGTAGAAATTTTAGGTTTCTCCTGGACTGGGACTGATACTTCTCGTGAAGGTCTCGGTCTTTCAATAGGATCTTCGTCTAATGGACAGTAACCTATCATTTATACTATAAATTATAAATTAATTTCGACTGATTTTTTCTTTCGCCCCCGTTTAGCCTTGGTCTGAGTAACTTTAACTTCACGCAATTCACCTTCACCTCCTTCAACATCACCTGGTGTTGGTGCCTCGGCAATATCAGAAATATCATCATCATCTTCGTCATCGTCTACAATAACTGGTTCCTGAGCTGGAATACTTGTTGTGTTCATTGGTGGTGTTGGTGGCATCATAATGTTACCCATAAGACTCGAAATATCGAACCCGGGACCTTGCATTTCGTGTTTACCTGTACTCGAAGGTTCGGAATCTTGTTGTGATTTTGGTACTGTATTTTGGACCGCGGACATCATATTCTGAACAAGTCCCGGATTCTGTTTAATCACATCGTTCATATTTGGCATGACCGATTTGAACATACTATTCGTCAAATGGAACATCATCGCCGATCCCCCAAGCATCATAATAAGTTTGACTTCTGGGGCGACGTGCATTTTAGATCTATACTTCACGTATAATTCTTCGAAGACTTCATCGTAATCGTCGACGTTTTCCATGACGTTTTCAGACCATCCATCGAGTTGAATTTCAAATGGGTTATACTTCTTATTCATAAACTCAAGGCCTGTCGTACACGCAATAAGCATACGTCTTGAAAACTTAATAGATTTATCTACATCTATGCTATATGTAATTCGTTTTACTTCATTTCTAAGTTCATCTACGGGGGAATAGGCATTCAAACGCTTGTTGACAGTAAACCCTTTTTTTTCCAAACGTCCAAGTTTGTTCACGAGATCCGCTTTCTCTTCGTCGACCGTCTTAAACCCTGGTGATGGTTTTTCTTCCTCTTCTTCCATCATGTATCCACCTCCTCCACCCCCATAGTCCATATCGGGTTCGTCGTCGTATTCGTGATAATCAACGGGTGCTTCTTGTGGAGGTATGGATGGTTGTGTTTGTTTATTTGGATTCGCAAACGAGTCAATATCTTCCTGGAAAACCTGTGGTTGTGGTGGTACAAATTGGGTTTTCATTTGTGATATTTGTTTTTTCACAGGCTGAGGTCGGGGTCGAGGAATATCAATCTCAATTTCGTTCATCAGGGCCTGTTCACCGTCATCAAGTTTCATGACATTTGTATTTTTACGATCAAGAATAATTTCACCGTCCATTACTCTTTATGTTGAAACTATTCTAATCTCTTTAACGCACTTTATAAAAAATGTTGTTTCAATATAAATGAAACTTAACGCTACCAACAAAAACACGATCAAAGCTATCGTCATTATCATCGCAGTATTGTGTGTTCTCACAATGTTCCGAACCAGTGGGTACCAGGGCAAAGATGTCGAAATCGAAACCGTCAATACTGGTTCGCTCTTCGATGTTCCATCGACCGAAGAATGTTTGAGTAGTGCCTACTACTCCGACAGTAAAGGTGGTGTATGTGACGGTCAAAAACTTGTTCGCGAACAAGCGAGTTATAAGATGAAGTAAAATCTCCAGTATATATAAATGGCTTTAGTGACTAGTCAATCCACTTTACCTGATTTTGAATACGAACACCATACAGTCGTTCTCGATAATTTAGACTCAACAAGTAAGACCGATTTTACACTTCATTTACCAACACCACTCGAAAATGTCGTTCAAGCACAATTAATTGCCGCATCTATTAACTCAAATGGAGATGCTCAAAGGTGTATCCACATCGGTATAGAGGAACTTAAAAGTTATTTTTCACAGCGCGGGAAAGATGATCTCGATGACGCCGATAACCATCTTAATGGTATTTTCGGTACCATTCTTTGTGAACATGTAATGCACGGCCCAGATGCAGCAGATACTGGAGACAAAGTAGGTACCCAAAAAACGGTATTCTTCAGAAACGAATACCCAATTATCCAACAATATTACAATCCAATTCGTAAACTTGATAGATTAACTTTTAATTTAGATAAACAAAATGGCACTACAGCCGCAGTCACAGACGTCGTTTTTGTTTTTAGATTCATGTGCAAGAAAAGAAATTTAACTTATTAATTATTTCAGGGCGTCGTGTACTTATATTTTTAACCTTTTCTTATTATAAATGTCATCTGGTATTGTTCAACTCATAGCAATTGGTGCTCAAGACGAACACATTATGGGCGAGCCAGAAATATCTTTTTTTACGTCAACGTTTAAACGACATTCTAACTTTTCACAAGCCGTTGAAAAACAGACTATTCAGGGGGGTGTGAAAGCGAATTCTATGTCATCTATTCGTTTTGATCGAACAGGTGATATGTTAGGGTACACGTATCTAACAATCGATAATAATACACAGGCACTTGATATTCAAAGGTGGGATACACTTATAGATAAAGTTGAACTTCTCATTGGTGGACAGGTTATCGATACACAAGATGCCGTTTTCACAGAAAAAATAGCGATCGATACGTTTGCAACAAACGTTTCGAAGAGTGCGAATGGTACACACCCAGGTATAAGTGCTCGTTCTTACTTTTACCCATTTAGATTCTTCTTTTGTGAGGGTGCACAATGTGCTTTACCTATAGTCGCGTTACACTACCATAACGTTGAATTACGTATACATTGGGGTACAGATGCGGGAAACTATAATTTTGAGTGTTACTCAAACTATTATTACCTCGATAACGAAGAACGTGGTAACCTTGTATCACGTAACCATAATTTAATTATTACACAGGTTCAAAAGAGTATTCCATCGAATGAACTTTCACAAGAACTCACGTTTAATCACCCAGTCAAGTATC